GGGCGGACATGATTTCGTACGGATACATGATCATCAAGATTCCCTTCACGAGGTACAAGATCAAGGTGGCGTTCGAATCCCTGATCTGCATGTCGGCGGGCTACCTAGTGATGCAGATTTTTCCGGCAATAATCTACATCCTTCTACTCATAGGGATGATCGAGTACAATATCCTGGTATCAAAGGCGAACCCAATTATCCGTTTGATACGAGTTTTGATGTGTCTAGTCTCTGTGTTAATCCTCTTGCTACCATTACTCGTTGTGTTCGCGCCAACAATTTATGCTTCTCACGTGCGCTCGTTGTTCTCGTCGCTATTAAACGTATGTCTGGAGAAATGTGTACCTCGCTTGGTAATGGTTTTACCAACGCGATGGTGATGCGTTTCGTGAAGCATAAGATGCAAGAGGAAGCCGATCGTCAAAAAGTTGAGGGTGACGACGGCCTCTCCGCTACCATGAAACCCCTCACCCAAGGTCTGTTCTTGGACCTCGGTTTAAACATTAAGATCCTATCCTTTCAGGAGCTCTGTCATGCGAGCTTCTGCGGACAAGTCTTCGATTGTAACGATAATATTCTGACTCATCCCATTCGTGCCATAGTTCTTATGCCATGGATTGGGTCGATGTACATGTTCGCGAAGAAGGATAAACAATTGGGAATCTTCAAAGCAAAATGCCTCTCATATTTATGGCAATACAATGGGTGTCCAATTATCATGCCGTATTGTTTGAGAATGCTCCAATTACTTTCGGGTGTCAAGGTACGAAATATTTGGAGCGGGTACTGGATGTCGCAGGTAAAGAAAATGATGTTGGGCGACTTCGTACCCAGGCCTATTACTAACGACGGGCGGCGTATCTGCTTTGACCTCTACGGCATCCCGGTGGAGGAACAGATCAGGATTGAAGAGCAGATTCTCGGCTTGACCGAGATCACCAATGACATTCCCCTCATATACCCATACGTTAAACCGGTGTGGGAGAAAAATAATGAAACGTATGTCATGGAATGGTCTGTTGCGGATACGGTTAGTATATTTCATCCTCCATTCCCTCGTCTGGAGGATCCTACACGTTCTACGAATTCCCCTATTGTTAATTATACCGACACAGCCACTCAGATAAGAATGATGAAAGGAAAGATGTCGAAGAAACAGTATTTTGATCTTAATGCTACCGCGTTCAAGAAACTCACAGCCGCTGAGAAGAATGCTAAGTACTCTGCTTATGTGCAAAAACAGAATAGAATCAATTCTTTGCAAGCACGAGTGCCTACCAATTCTAATCGGCGCACCCCCCGCTCAGCTAAGGTAAAAAGCCGTCCGGCCCCGAAGCAAGCGCGGATGACAAAATCACCACTGTCACGTTGTTTGGTGGAGTACGCCAAGGCCTCAATCGATCCGTTCGATCAGGCCATAGCAGACCCGTGCATCCCCGACAATGTTGTGGTGTCTTCTTACAAATCCTCGGTCACGATCAACGCTCAGGCGACGGTCGGGACCCAGGGTGTTGCCATTTTGGGATTGAACCCGTGGACAGCAATGGCCTCGGGAATGGGTGCGTCAGCGACGCACGTGGACACTCCTTTGTTGGTCAGTTCCTCGACCTACAGTTCTGCCACCATCGATTTCACTCATGCCGGCTTCGCGGCTGGCGAAATTGAAGCCTACAATTCCAATTCAATGTTGGGTGTCGCCACCGTAGGGACGCAGCCTATGCGCCTCGTGGCCGCCGGAATGGAGATAATGTACACTGGCCAACTCTTGAGTCAATCAGGAGCCATCACGACTCTTCAGGTGGCCGGTTTGTCTTATCTAGCAACGGGAACCACTTTCTCGCAGTTGAGAAATGATCCTAGATCGCGGACTTGTTCCGTGGCAAAGGGTTCCCGCTGTTACATTTCGTACTACCCAACAAATGATTCCGTCCTCGGGTACACGAAGCTAACGGACTACATGCCTTCCCAGAACCCGGCTCTCGCGAGCCCGTCTGGCTGTTACACTCCTTTGGTTATTGCCATAAATGGAGGAACACCTGGAACGACTTTCCAGGTCAAGGTCCGTTGTTTCTATGAGTCCCAACTACCCGGGGCCTCGACAACACCCAGCGACGCTGATCCAATCGGTTTTCCGGCTTTTCAGGCCGCGAGGACCCAATTGGTCGCGTCTGACCAGCCCAGCGACGATTTGCGTGAAGTCTTAGGACAGACTCTAAAGAACGTCGCCAAAAGTGTTTCCGGAATTCTGCCTGCTGCAGGTGGGGCTCTGGGAGCGTACCTAGGTAATGCCCAATTGGGTGC